CAGCGCGCCTCTGACGCAGTGTTGCGCAAAGTCACCATCAAGAAGCGGCTCGCCGCATCGTCCAAGGCAGAGAACGTTCCGACTACAAGGCTCGGGCGTTCCAATCCGTGCTGCTGTTCGGAGCCCTGCTCGACGTCTTGGAACTCCCCGCCGAAGGTCCCGCGTTCGATCGGCAGCTCTTCGAGGAGTGCGTCTATGAGAACGAGTTCGTGAAGCTTACCAAGAAGACTCAGGCCACCCTTCTGAACAACGTGAATCGATCGGACCCCGACTGGAAGCTCAATTTCGTCGATCACTTCGTCAAGTCTCAGCTCAAGGCGAAGACAGAGAGCCTAGGCGTCGACGGGAAAGCTGGACAAACGCTCGCCACCTGCTCGGATCTTGTCGTGCTGCTCTTCGGCCCTGTGGTCCGCTACATGCGCCGTAAGATCTTGGACAAACTCCCAGACCACCTATTCTGCAATTGCGGCAAGTCCCAAGCGGACCAGAGTCGGTGGGCACGGGCACACTGGCGCGACAAGAAGAGCACGGCGAGCGACTATAACGCCTTCGACTCGTCGCAGCGTGGGGACTCACTTGGCCTTGAGTACAAGCTGATGGAGTACCTGCACATCAGCAACAATTGGAGCTTGGCGTTCGAGCTGTTCCGCTCGGAGGCGGCCACGCTGCCTGACCTGTACCTCAATTGGAAGTTGGACACAGTGAGCAATCTCGGTTTCGTCAAGCGGAGCGGGCGCGACACCGGTGAACCCGGCACGTATGATTTCAACACGTATTTCAACATGGCAGTGTACCGCCTCATGTACGGCGCCCTCCCCGGTCTGCCCGCTTGCTTCGGGGGCGACGATCTTGCTGCCAACGACGTTCTCTGGGTGACGAAATGGTGGAAGAAGTTTGGACAGCTCTTCCTCATATCCGCGAAGGTCGAGCACACCACCAGGCCTGAGTTCTGCGGCTATTACCTGACGGCAAGAGGCTGCTACCGCAATCCGCGCCTGCTCATGTTGAAGACTCTCTGGCATGTTGCTAAGGGTGACGCAGCCGCCGTGGACGTTAATTACGCAGCGGAAGCATGGACGGCCTACGCTTTTGGAGACCTCTTGACCGACTACTGCAGTTTTGAGGATCTTGCCAGCCTGGGGTGGCTCATAGAATACTACCACCAGGAGCGCCCCTCTCTCGCCCGAACGTTCTTCTCCGAGCGACCCGATGTGGTTTTACTGGTCGACGACCCACCCACCCCAGCCGCCGACTGGGAACTGGAGGAGATATCCGGCAGCAGAGCGCAGAAACGACATGCCAGGCAACTGAACATCCTCGCCCAACGGGTCGCCCATGTCACGGGTTTAAATTTTT